TAATCGAATCAAATGTTGGAGCACCAGGGTAGTAAACTCTATCGTTTACTCTAGCTACCATGATATCCTCAACACCGTAGCCTACAGCACCGACTTGCTTCGCGGCTAATGTAAGATCCGTTGTTTGCTGAACGCTGATAGCAGGAGGCAGTCCAAAGAACTGCACCTCAAACTGATACGATCTTACCGAATCGAGAGAGGTTGAAATCGTTGGGAGATTCTCCCCTCTCTTAAAAGGACGATAACTATTTGCGTAATAACTTTGAACCATTTTTTAATTACCTATTAGAACTTAGCCGCTTGGTTTGTTAAGTTGACCTCAAAGATAATCCATTCCGCAGTCTTGGTTGGTCTGATTAGAATCTTGCACCATAGCTCGTTTCTATCGACTCTTAGAGGTGTGTTAACACTTGAATCGCAAACTACTCTGAAGTCAGTGATACCTCTTCTAGCTTGGATATCGCTGAGTACAGCTTCCGCCTTGGTCTTAACAATATCCCAAGTGAACGCATCGTTTGGCTCAAACAGATCTTGGCGACCAGTCTGTAGCAACACTTTGCGTAGATAGATCATTAATCTTCTTACGTTGATTCTGTCGAGGGCTGTAGCGGCTCTCTGGGCAGTCTTCTGTCCGAAGATTGTTATACCCTCTGGGACGAAGTTAACGATTGGATTAATGTTGTTAACATACAAAGCGTCACGATCACCTTGGTTTAACGATAGCTCTGTCGCAGTTGGCTTGGTAAGTCTTCCTCTTCGGAAGCCCGCAGGGGCGAACCAAGACTCGGCTACGTTATCTGTAAACGCCATTTGTCTTACAGCAAAGATAGCTGGGTCATACCATCTGTCCTTGCCTGAGAAGATATCAAAAACCTGAACGTGAGGCCAGAAAACCGCAGCCCATGAGTTATTGATAGCAGCGGTTCTTGAGGTGGATCTTCCATTCATCCAATCCGTCGCCTCTTGAACAGTGTCTAACCCTACTGGAGGAGCGACAGCAGCAACGAAGTTTTGAGAAGTCTCAGCCAATGTAATGAAAGCATTCTGAACTTCATCATCATGAATACCTGGAACTATTCCTATTGAAATGTTCAATAGATCATCGTCCAAGGCGTAAATGCCAGTCTTCTCAGCAGCAGTTCCAATTATTACAGTGGAACCCATCCCACCATTCGTTCCACCGGAAAGAGCGTAGGTGCCGTCCTTGAACTTTACGAATCTTGAAGAGCACCCTACTACTGAAGCTCCACTGTTTAGAGTTACTGTAACTCCACCGGCAGCCATAGATGTAATTTGTGAGACAAAATCAGTTAGCTTGGCGGGTGATGATCCGATTGAACCTGAGATCATAATTTCACCCTTGATGTAATCTGAAGTTGTGTTCTGAACTCCTACGTTTACAACGTCTTCAACGAAAGTTGAATTGTCTAGGAGCGAGACGTTAAAGGTCTCGGCAACTGCACCTTCATAGTTAGTTCCAAGTAATGAGTTAGCAGCACCGTTGCTCTCTATCTCCATGCTCAATCCAACTGTTTGACCAGTAAGACCAACCGTAGAAAGATTGTATCCAGTTCCAGGATATTGAGATCTTATTAAGTAAGCTAAAGTGCTAGTGGCTACATCACCGCCATATACGCTTGTGTTTCCAGCGGCAATTGAACTTTCTGTTCCGTTCGCTGAGACAGCAAACACAGCCGATGGGTAAAGGTTTGGAGTAGTATATGTTGTTGACGAGAAGGCTGATACTGTTATGGAGGCCAGTCTTCCTGGGTAAGCTCCCACGATGTACCCATAGTCTTGGCTGTTCGTATTGAAGGCAATACTTACATGGTCAGTCTTAGCCGCCCCAACGCCAACAATAGCAGCGATGGCGGACGCTTGCGAAATCCCAGCATTGACATTAGCTGCAAGAGCAGGAATACTAAAGGTTTGCTCGTCGAGAACTAAGGCTCCATCTGAATCTCTTACGGATACCTTCAGATATAAACTGCTTGTTAGTCCGAAAGAGCTAGTTGTGAACTTAACAGCAGGGCAAACACCAAACGCGACTAACGCAGAAGCGTCTTGAGCATCACTGCTAACGGCTCTAACGAATCTGATTTGATTAGTTGTCTCAAGGATTTCCAGCGCACCCTCTAGACCTTGGCCTTGCAAGCTCTCGCTTGGATTACCGAAAGTATTAACCAAATTCTCCTGGCTAGTTATAAGCGTAGGAGTATTTGTTGGACCTTTGGTAGCATAGCCTACAATACCAACTATTGATGACTCAATATTTGGTGGGTAAGCTGAATTATCTTTCTCTATAAATACGACAGCAGGACTAGAAGGAATAGCACCCATTTAAGATATCCTTTAATTAGAAATATTAACTATTCTTCTTTTATGAAGATTTTTAACTTGCTGGCTTATTTGAGACTCTAATACTCTAATAGCCTGCTTTGGCTCAAGCCAAACGTGATCTACCCCACCTGGTTTCTCCAACATGATAAAGAGACCTTGGACAGAGTAATTTTTAATTAATTTAGTTGGCTCAGAAGGAGCCGTAGGTTGTGTTACAGTTACTTTAGTAGCCATTGTGAAAAACTCTAATAGTATTTACCCATTATGTAAGACATTTTAAATTAAATTTTTTAATTTAATTGCCTTACGAGCCTAATGTACCGTCCACTATAACACTAATTCCGTCGCAATCTAAAGGTATGCCAGTATCTTGACCGCTAATTAAAACTAGGGGGAGTAAACAGTCCTCACAAGTACAGGACATATCGTGGCAGACCTGGGTATTGTCTGAGCTAACAACTTGCACTGAGTCTCCAAGCCCCGCTATCTGATAGTTAAGTTTCTCTATTTTACCTGTAGAAGTGTATAAAAACTTAGGGCTTGGTATATAAGTCTCTACCGTTATTTGGATAGACTTCTTAAGTATGCGGTCTTCACGGTCTGGGGCCTCTTCTTGCTCCACATCCGATTCGTTTACGATAAATGATTTAGTTACATTGTTGGACTTAAGTTGAACTTCAAGATCTGGATTAAAAAGCAAGAATATATATTCTCGTATTTGATCCATGTCTTCCTTGTACTTAGTCCATATGTTTATAGTATAAGTTATATCGACAGGAGTAGGGGCCATGCTAAGAGTTCGTATGGCCCGCTGCTGACGCTTGTGCCAGTACTTCTCGTGTACTAGCATGGTTCCATATCTTCTTCTGTTAGTGCCTTCTGCTGTTGAGTCTTCGCTTATTGTTATTACAGGTAGAGTTATATTGTCCCCGACCGTTGATCTTGCGACTGCTCTTTCTTGATTAGCATGGAAACATTTAACATTAATAGAATTATTGTTTCTATCGACGTAATGAATTTTTCCAAATGTTCCTATAAGGAATCTTAATATATCCTTGAATACTTTTTGAGAAAACATTCCTTTGGCTGAGTTAGTTTTCTCAACAATTTCTTGAAGCACTTGGCTCGGAACTGGAATATTACTCATCTCCCTTTACCTCCAAGGACTCTTTTTGGTATATTGGATCAGAAGTAGGTGGTTGCTGTAAGTGAATGTCTTCTGAATCTCTCAACAACTTAGCACTGCATATCAAATGATATACTCCGTAAGTCTCAAAGCTATCTTCCTGAACTTCGTATATCTCATATTTTAAATTTTGAAACTCTGGTTTTATTATATCACCAGGGATCAAGGGCCTACCTAATCTTCGTTCAGCGTAAGTTTTATTAAAAGTAAACTGCTGATCGTTTGTAAGTTCAATTCCAAACTGAGTAAGGTTTTCTTCTATGGGCTTAGGCTCATAATGTCCGTAAACTCTTATTGGTGCTACTGAGAAAGTCTTGCCTCTCTCTTCCCCATACACATCATCTATCTCTTTTGTTTGATAGTACTTGTATATCATGAGAGGAGACCCGGCCAATTTAATCTGTTCCTCGTCAATAATGTTGAACAAGTTTTGATCATTTAATTTATTGAATAACTTGAATGGGCTTTCGTACTCGTCAGAGTTTGGAAGGCTCACATTTGATTTATATTTGCCGAAGTTACTCATATTATCCTACGATAAACATTGGACCTTCTTGAATCTCAAGCATCAACTCTTCCATGAGTTGCTTCTTCTCTTCCGCCGATTCTTGGACAAGCACACCGCCATCCATCTGCGCTCCCCCTCCAGGTCCGGGAAGTGTCTTATACTTTCCTCGGATGCGCCCTAGGATTCCCTTAGCAGAAGCAGTAGCATACCTTTGAATCCAGTTTCTGTAAGCATGATGTATTGTGTTTGAGTCTAACGCTCTATACTCTATGATTACTGGAGTCGGTGTCTCAGTTGGTCCTGGGTAGAGTTGCAGATACTTTCCATTTACTATGTTCCATCCACCCTCGTTAGACAGTATTCTTCTTGTCATCTCAAGGTACTGCTGTGTTAAGAAGAAGTCTCCTATTCCACCACCTTGGAAGAATCGGTTAGTATTAAAGAACGCTAATGTGAAATCAAAAGCCAAAGATCCAGGAGTGTAGTTTAAACCTAAAATATCTTTTT